ACCCCACCCCCATCCGCATCAGTTCGCCGCGAACTTCAGCAGCTTGATCGCCTCGGCGTTCGTCACGCAGCCGCCGATCCGCTTGGTCGCATAGAAGCCGACGAACGGCTTGTTGCTGTACGGATCACGCAGGATCGCGGTTTCGCCGCGTTCCGCGATCAGGTAACCGGCGCGGAAATTGCCGAACGCGATCGCCAGCTTGTCGGCGGCGATATCGGGCATCTCCTCCGCCTCCATCACCGGATAGCCGAGCAATGTCGCCGGCTGCCCCGCGCTCAGCGACGGCTGCCACAGGAACGCGCCGTCGTTCGTCTTGAACTTGCGGATGCGCGCCAGTGTGCCCGCGTTCATCACGAAACACGCCCCCTGCCGGTATGGCGCGCGCAGCGCCTGGACCAGATCGATCAGCCGGTTCTCCGGGTTCTCGCCGAAATCGCCCGCCGCACCGGTCGCCAGATGCTGGATCGTCCCGAACGGGCGCGCCGCGTCACCGGCGGTCGAGGTCGGCCCGGTCAGGAACCCCCTGGGCTGGTTGATGCCCGATCCGGTCACGAACGCCGCCCCCTCGGCGCGCGCGAACTCGGTCGCGATCTCGGTGGCCAGCCATTCCTCCACGTCGAACGCGGCATCGTCCAGCATCGCCTGGCTGGCGCTGGGATTGGCATAGAGTTCGCCCGATGCCCAACCAGACGGCGTACCCCCCGTCGTCACCAGCTTGCGATAGCCCGCCGATCCCACCTTCACGACATTGGCGATCTGGCGGATCGGCGAGGCGGCCACCAGCGCGCGGTCGATCGTCGCATCGATCTCACGCGGCACCGCATAGCCGCCCGCATCCCCCGAAACGCCGGTGAACGCCTTCATCTCGATCGTCGCGCCCGTCCGCACGAACCCCGCGAACGCCGCATCATTCCCCTGCACCCGCGCGCCATCCAGCGCCGGCCTGTCGACCACGTCCATATCCATGCTCCCCTTGATGAAACGTCAGAAACCTGTGAGGCTGAGCGTATCTTTTCCCGTTCGGCCTGAGCGTAGCCGAAGGCCACCTGTCCTAAAGTGCTTCGACTTCGCTCAGCACGAACGGGTTGGTTTCGATGCTCTCGCCTCTTAAAAAATCCGTGACACCCGCGCGTGCGGCTGCATCGGCACCGCGACCAGGCTCACCTCGACCAGCGTCACGCGCAGCAATTCACGCCGCACCCCCTGCCGCACTGCCAGCGGCCGATACCCGACCGACAGCCCCGCCACCGCACCCCGCCGCACCAGCAACGCCAGCTCGGGATCGTCGACACGGGCCACGACATGCAGCCCCATCGCATCCTCGCCGATCGTCTCGATCACCCCCACCGGCGCACCCCGATGCGCGAGCAGCAGCGGCACCGGCTCGGTCGGCCCGAACGCGCCCGCCCGGATCACGTCGCCCGCCCGGTCGACCCGGTCGAACAAGGCGGCGTGCCCCTCGAACCGCACGCTCACTTCAACCACGCCGCGAAACCCAGCCGCATTGCCAGCCCCGCCAGCAGCAACCCCGCCAGCAGCCGCGCCACCCAGCCCAGCACCGCCTTCCACGCCGATTTCTTGGCATCGCGCCACGCGCCCAGCAGGTCGCGCAGCTCCGCCAGATCGGCGGTCGCCTTCTCGTCGGCCAGCCCCAGCCGGGTCAGCGCGCGCGTCGCGCCCAGTTCGCCCGCCTCCTCCGCGATCGCCCGCAGCGTCAGCACCTCGGCCCCCTCGCGCGAGCCTTGCGCCATCAGTTCCGCCAGCAGCGCCCCCGTCATGCCACCCTCCTCACGACAAGCCGAGAAGCGCCCGCTTCTCCTCCCCGGTCAGGAAATCGGCACGCGACACCGCGCGCCACTGCGCCTCGCGGTCCTCCGCCAGCGCCGGCACCCGGTCGAGATCGACCGCGATCCGCGCCTCCTCGAACCAGCCCGCCAAACCCTGCGCCAGCCCGTCGAGGATCGTCGCCGCCAGCGGCAGCACCGCCAGCCGCCACAGCGCGCGGTTCGCCTCGCGGTAATTGGCGTGCGTCGAATCCCCCGCCAGCCCCAGCAGCATCGGCGGCACCCCGAACGCCAGCGCGATCTCGCGCGCCGCCGCCGCCTTGGTCCCCGCGAAGTCCATGTCGGCGGGCGACAGGCTCATCGCCTGCCAGCGCAAACCCCCTTCCAGCAGCATCGGCCGCCCGGCGTTCCCTGCACCGCTGAACGCGTCCATCTCGCCCTTCAGCCGGTCATACTGCTCCGCCGACAGCGCGCTGCCGTCGCCCGGTTCATAGACCAGCGCGCCCGACGGTCGCGCCGCATTGTCCAGCAGCGCCTTGGCCCAGCGGGTGGCGGCATTGTGGATCGCCACCGCCCCCGCCGCCGCGCCCAGGCATCCCTGCCCGTAATGGTCGTCGAGCGGGTTGAACCGCCTCAGATGCACCACCTCGGGCCGCACCGGATCGGCGGACAGCCACGTCGTCCGCTCGCCCACCCGGTATCGGTACGCCGCCGGCCAGCCGCCCGCATCCGTCTCCACGCTCACCCGCTCGGGCCGCAGCGCATAGAGTTCGGCCGCGCCCCCCTCGGCATCGCGCAGGATCTGGACATAGGCGTTGCCGTGCAGCAGCAACTGCGCCGCCACCGTCTCCAGCAGCGCCTGCCCGCCCGACCGCGCCGTCACCAGCGCGACCAGTCCGGCATCGGACCCGGTCAGCGGCGCCGCGCCGACGCCCTCCGCCACCAGCCGCACCGCGCGCTGCGCCACCGCATTACCCTGATAGGCATCGCGCAACTGCGCCTCGTAACTGCGCGGCCACTCCCCCACGATCGGCACTCCCGACCGCGAGACAGACCCCGACGCATTTCCCGATAGGGCCGGACGCGCTTCCCCGCGCCCGGTCTTGCGACCGAACAATTTCATGGCTCCGTCCTTCCTGAAAATCTCCCCTCCCTTCAGGGGAGGGGCAGGGGGGAGGGGGACGCCGGCATGTTGATCCATGACCAACCCGGCGTTCTCCACCCCAACCCCTCCTCTGAAGAGGAGGGGCTTCCACCCCGCTACAACTGCCGCACCGCCACCGCCCCACCACGTTTCAGCAGCAGGAAATGCGCCGCCCACACCAGCGCATCCGCACGATCCGGCGATCGCCCCGGCCCGTCATACCCCGCCGGGCTCAACCCGCAGAGTTCGTCCTCCAGCTCGGGCCACGCCCCGCAATGGCGGATGCGCCCGCCGGCATAGAGCACCGACACCGGCTCGGCGCGCGCCTGCTTGGAATCCACCGCCTGCACGCGATCGATCGGCATCCCGCCATCCGCTTGGCGCAGCACGCTCTCCACCATCGCCCCGCCCTGATTGCTTTCCGCCACCACCCGGTCGGCGCCGTGCCGCGCCGCGCACGCCGCCACCGCACGCGCCCAGCCCTCGGGCGGCAGGCCGTGGACGCTGGCATCCTCCACGACATAGCCGATGCCATCCGCCCCCAGCCCCATCGCCACGATGCCGCAGGCGTCGCGCCCCACCCCGGCGGGCGGATCGACCCCCACCACCACGCGCACGAGCGGCGGCGGCGTCACCACGCGGTGTCGGTCGAGCAGATCGCGCGTCCAGAACGCATCCGCCGCCTCCTCGATCAGGTCGCCGTCCAGTTCCTGCCGCCCCAGCCGCGTGCCGCCATATTGATCCGCCAGCGTCGCCTGCACCCCGTCCGACAGGTTGAGATTGTCGCGCGTCGCCCCGCGTGTCTCCAGCACGCCCGGCATCGCCATGATCCGCCGCATCAGCCGCGTCGGGCGCGGCGTCGTCGTCACCACCGTCTGCGGCCGGTCGCCGACGCGCATCCCCAGCATCAGATTGTCCCAGGTCGCCTCGGCATGACGCCATTTCGCCAACTCGTCGCACCAGGCGGCGTCATGCTCCGGCCCGCGCAGCTTCTCCGGCGCCTCCGCCGAATAGGCGAACGCCTTCGCGCCGGAGGCGAAGGTGAACTCGCCGGTGCCGCTGCGCCATTCATGGTGCTCGCCATGCCGGCACAGCGCGATCAGGCCGCTCACCCCCTCCACCATCACCGCGCGCACCTCGTCCATCGTCGCCCCCACCAGTGCGATCCGCGCGGTCGGCCGGGCACGCGCCACCGCGCTCACCCATTCCGCGCCGGCGCGCGTCTTGCCGAAGCCACGGCCCGCGCGGATCAGCCATACCGTCCAGTCATCGCCATCGGGCAACTGCCCGTCATGCGCCCAGACCGGCCAGCTCTCGTCCAGGAACCGGCGTTCCTCCGGGTCCAGCTTCGCCAGCGCATTCGGCCATTCCGCCCGGGGCCGCGCCGCCATCTGTAGCACCGCCGCCCGCATCGCTCCCGCATCCATCCGTCGTGCCCCCCACCCTGGCCTTGCCCCCTTCACCCCGCCGGCAGCGCCAGCGCCGGTCGAGCGTGTCGAGCTTGCGCAGCAGCGACCGCTCGACCGACGCCAGCGTCACCTGCCGCCCGCGCATGGTGGTTGGCGCCGCCCGCCCCCGCGCCTCGCGCCGGGTCAGCAACTCCAGCACCTGCTTGCGATCGACCCCCTCGGCCAGCGGCTCCCCCAGCGCCGCCGCCAGCAACATCAGTTCGATCTGCCGGCAGCCTTCGTCCAGCGCGACCTCCCACGCCGCGCGGAACGCCTCGTCCGTCATCCGCAACCGATAGAAGGAGCAGGTGCCCACCCCGGCCTCGCGCGCCGCGCGGGAGACGTTCGCCGTCATCCCCAGCACTTCCAGAAAGCGCCGCCGCACCGCCCTGCCCGGCGAGCGCCCGACTGTCGTCGCGCCCGCCGCCCCCGTTTCCCCACCCATGCACCGCTCCCCCGCGCACCGGGGCGGCGATCCACCACGAAGCCCCCCGCCCCGCCGCTCGACCGCCCGCCTCGATGTTCCTGTTATGTACCGAATCACTTCGCGAAAGTCAAGCGAAATGTACCGATTTGGTTATGTGTGCGGGTCATCGCTGGTTGCGTCGGAAAGGTTCACGCGAAGACGCGGAGACGCGGAGGAGAAAAGAAAGAAGGCACCCCGCCCCCGAATCGACGCCGCAGGCGTCACTCTCTCACCCCCCACCCCCCACCCGACACCAGACAAACGAAAAAGGGGCAGCGTCCCCGCCCCCTTCTTCTCCGCGTCTCCGCGTCTCCGCGCGAACCAAAATCTTCTTCGCGCCTTCGCACCTTCGCGTGAACCAACCCCCTACACGCCGTCGCAAGCCTCCCCGATCACCGCATAGATGCGATCCAGGTCGTCCTCCCCGATGCAGTAGGGCGGCATCACATATACCGTGTTCCCCAACGGCCGCAGCAACAGGTCCCGCTCCCGGAAGAATGCCAGCAACCGCGGCCCCAGAGCCGCCAGATACCCATCCCCGCCACCCGCGATCTCCAGCGCCGCGATCGTCCCCAGCGTCCGCGCCCCCGTCACGCGGCGGTGGTCCGCCAGCGCCGCGACCCGCACCGCCTGCCATGCCGCCAGCGTCGCGATCCGCGCCGCCACCGGCTCCTCACGCCACACCGCCAGATTCGCGACCGCCGCCGCACAGGCCAGCGGATTGGCGGTATAGCTCGACGAGTGGAAGAACATCCGTGCCCGGTCGGCATGGTAATGCGCGTCCCACACCGCCTCGCTCGCCATCGTCACCGCCAGCGGCACCGCCCCGCCGGTCAGCCCCTTGGACAGGCAGAGGATATCCGGTACGATGCCCGCCTGCTCGCCCGCCAGCAGCGTGCCGGTCCGGCCCCAGCCGGTCATCACCTCGTCGCTGATGAACAGCACGCCCGCCTCGGCGCAGATCGCGCGCATCGCCGCCAGCACGTGCGGCGGATAGAACAACATCCCCCCCGCCCCCAGCACCAGCGGCTCGACGATGAACGCCGCCGCATCACTGCGCGCGCACGCCGCCGCCAGCGCATCCAGCGTCATCTGTTCCTGACCCGCCAGCGGAAACGGGATCGTCGCCACGTCGAACAGCAACGGCGCATAGGCGCGGTTGAACACACCGCGCTGCCCCACCGACATCGCGCCGATCGTGTCGCCGTGATAGCCATGTTCCAGCACCAGGATGCGATGCCGCGCCTCTCCCCTTGCCTGCCAGTATCCCAGCGCCATCTTCAGCGCGACCTCGACCGCGGTCGATCCCGAATCGGAATAGAACACCCTCGTCAGCGCGTCGGGCATCATCGCGCGCAAGCCCCGCGCCAGTTCCTCGGCGGGCTCGTGCGTCCAGCCGGCGAAGATGATCTGGTCCAGCCGCTCCGCCTGTTCCCGCATTGCTGCGACAATGCGCGGGTGGCGATGGCCATGCGTCGTCACCCACCAGGACGAGATCGCATCGATGATCCGCCGCCCGTCGCTGGTGAACAGCGCCGCCCTCTCGGCGTGCGTCACCAGCGGGATCGGCTCTTGCAGGCCATGCTGCGTGAAGGGATGCCAGACCGCGCTCACCGGAAATCCTCGACATCGAAATGCGCCGCGAACGCCGCCGCCAGCGTGCCCGCATCCAGCCGGTCGAGCCGCGGCAGCCGCCCCAGCCGCCGGACCCCGCCGATCGCGGCGATCGTCGCCTCGCTGTCCTCGACCGCCTCCCCCACGAACGCGACGCCCAGCACCGTCAGCCCACGCGCGCGCAACGCCTCGATCGACAACAGGCTGTGGCTGATCGTGCCCAGCCCCGTCCGCGCCACCAGCACCACCGGCGCCTCCCAGCGCGCGAACAGGTCCGCGAACAGCAACTGGCGCGTCACCGGCACCAGCACCCCGCCCGCACCCTCCACCACCAGCGGCCCATCGAGCATCGGCAGCGCGAGGCGCGTGGAATCGATCGTCACCCCGTCGATCTCGGCGGCGCGGTGCGGCGAACAGGGCGTGGCCAGCCGATACGCCTCGGGCAACACGCGGGCTGCCGGCACCCCCAGCCGCACCACCGTGCCTGCATCGCTGCCGTCCGCCAGCCCCGCCTGCACCGGCTTCCAGTAATATGCGCCCAACGCGACGGTCAGCGCGGCAGCGAACACCGTCTTGCCGACATCGGTGTCGGTCCCCGTCACTACGATCGTCATGCGCCCACTTCCCTCAACACCTCGGCCAGCCCTGCAATATCCGCCTCGCCAACGTTCAGCGTCAGCGAGATGCGCAGCCGCGCCGTCCCCGCCGGCACGGTCGGCGGCCTGATCCCGCGCACGTCGTATCCCGCCGCCTGCACCGCCGCCGCCAGCGCCATCGCGCGGGCGTCATCCCCCACTGGCAGCGTCAGGATCGGCGATCCCGTCACGCGCACCCCCACCGGCGCCAGCGCCGCTTCCGCCACCGCGACCAGCGCCCACAGCGCCGCCCGCCGCTCGGGTTCGTCCGCCATGATCCGCAGCGACTCGGTAAGCGCACACGCCATCAATGGCGACGGCGCGGTCGAGAAGATGAAGCCGCGCCCGCGATTGACCAGGAAATCGCGCACCACCGCCGGCCCGCACACCAGCGCGCCCTCGCACCCCAGCGCCTTGCCGCCGGTGCGGAGCGTGACGACGTTCCCGCGCCCCTCCCACGCCCCCGCCAGCCCGCGTCCATCCGCGCCGAACACGCCCGTCGCGTGCGCCTCGTCGATCAGCAGCATCGCGTCGTGCCGGTCGGCGATCGCGACCAGATCGGCGAGCGGCGCGCGGTCGCCGTCCATGCTGTACAGGCTCTCGACCGCGATCCACGGCGTGCCCGTGCCGCCGCCCTGCCGCCAGCGCGCGATCGC